AGCAGCAGCTTCCCCGGCACCTCCAGGGGGTCCAGCGTACCGCAGGCCCTGCACAGCTCCGGGCTGGAGAAGTCCGGCTCCACCGTGGCGGCCACCACCACCCGGCGGCCGTACTCCGTCTGGTCCAGCTGCTCCACCAGCTGTCCGTTCACCTTCACCCGCCGGGTGGATTTGCGGATCAGCTGGTCGTTCTCCCCCTGGGACAGGGGGCGGATGACGAAGGGGGCGGGGGAGCCGTCCTCCTGCCGAAACCGCTTGGATACCACCACCTCCTGGCGTTCCAGGGGGCTGGCGGGGTTCAAAAAGGCGTTGAGATTGCTCATGGGCGTTGACTCCTTTCTCAGTTCCCCGTTCCGGCGGGGGCGTGGAAGCTGGACAGCGGCTCGAAATCCTCATAGGTGAAGCCCACGTCCATGGTGAGCATATCCGCGTCCGCGTCCAGCACGGACAGGGGGATCGTCCCGGTCAGCTTGCAGTTGTAGTAGGCCACGGTCTGGGTGCCCACCGTGGTGGTGGGGTCGTCGTTGGTGACCTGAAGGTTGAAGTAGGGCATCACCCCGGTGCGGATGTACTGGGCCACCATGTCCAGGAACAGCGGCGTGCCGTAGTAGACCGTCATGGTGCCCGTGAGCTTCACCGCCCCGGGCTTTTGCTGGGCCTTCTTGGTGCCGATCACCTTCATGTCGGACACCGCCGTCTCCGCCTGGGTTTTCACGTTCTTGGCCCCGAACAGCTCCTGCACCTGGCCGTCCCTTGTGATCACCGCCTTGCCCGCCGCGCCGTTCAGCGTGTCCCGTTCCAGCAGAAAACTCATTTACACTCCCCCTTCTTTAATTGACCGTCACCGTCAGGTACACCTTTTCCACGGCGTCCCCGATGGCGAGGGCCACGGCGATCACAATGCTGTCCGGCTCGTCCCCCGGCTCCACCGCCACGTCGTCCCCGGTGGGGCGCAGGCGCAGGGCTCCCTTGTCGTACATGGCCTTGAGATAGCCCAGGACGGCCCCCTTGAACAGCCCCCGGCCCTCCCCATTGTTTTTCACCCTGCCCAGATAGTTCAGCGAAAACTCCCGGTACAGGTCGTTGGCCAGCGCGGAGCATACCCGCATGGTGGTGTTCTTGCGGAACACCTTGCCCAGCTCCGGGGTGAAGGTGGTCAGGGTGTTGATGTCCGTCTCCACCCGCACCTGCCCGAACTCCCGGCTGAGGACGATGCTCCCGGCCCGTATGCCCTCCTCGATCTGGCTGTTGGACTTCCGCTCCGCCACGTCCGCCGCGCCGGGGTAGGCGGCGCAGGTGAGGGACTGGTAATACTGCGCCCCGGCCTGGGCCCCCGCCAGCCACCACACCGTCTCATTGGGGGCCAGCTCCGTGCCGTCCTCCAGCACCACGCCGCCGTTGACGTCGATGACGAACCGGCTGTCCATCCCGGCGGCCCCGGAGGCCACCAGCTGGCTGTGCCGCCCCTCCTGCTCCGCCAGCCGCTTCACGAAGGCGGCCATGGCCTGCCGCACGGTGCTGTCCGTGCCGTCGTAGGCCAGGATGTCGAAGGAATAGGGTTCCAGGGCGGTGATGGCTTCCGCGTAGGCGGCGTTGGACGCCGTACCGTCCGCGCCCCCGGCGAGGGACACCCCCGCCGACGCGGCCAGCTGCCCCGGGCCGGAAAATCTCACCCAGCCGTTGTCCGCCAGGGCGTCCGCTGCTCCCGCCTGCTGTACGTCCACCGCCCTGCCGTCCACCAGGGTGGTGACGGTAAAGACCTCCGGCTCGTCCACCCCGGCGTCGATGCGCACCGCGATGTCGTTGCCCCGGACGCCGGGATAGCGGGCGGTGACGGTGAGGGCCGTTTCCCCGTCCTCCCCGGCGAGGGAGGCGGACGCGGGGGCCGCGCCCTCCGCCGGGAGGCGGTAGAGCAGTACCTTGGTGGGCCCGCCGGTGACGTTGGTGCCCTTGAACAGCTCCCGCAGGAACAGGGCCTTGGGTTCCGTCAGGGCATAGCCCACCGCGGGGGCGGGGTCCTCCCCGGCGGCGAGGGACACAACCTCCCCCACCGGGCCCCAGGACAGGGCCTTGGCGATGGCCGCCGTGCCCCGGCTGCCCTGGGACACCGGGGCGGCTCCCGCGCTCCTGAATCTGAAATAAATGCCGGGGCGCGCCTTATTCTGCGCGTCCCAGGTTCCGCCTGCCATCAGCGGCCACCTCCTTGGAAGAATTTGTCCAGGATGGCCTTGGCCTCCTGGAGGGTGTACTCCGGCCCGGGGAGCAGGGCGGCGGCGAAATCCCGCTGATAGCCCGACAGGGCCCTGCTGTCCAACAGCCGGGCGGTGGGATACCGGACAGGGGCCGCCTTGGGCCGTTCGGTCTTAGCTGCCATTACGTTACCTCCTCGGCGTAGGTCTGGATGGAGCGCATGAGGGCTTCGTCCTCCCCGCGGCTCATCCAGAGCTTCAAGTCGAATTTGTAGTGCAGGGCGTCGTCCCGGATGTACCAGTCGCGTCCATAGGTTCGCAGGAGGGCGGTTTCTCCGTCCTCCCCGGCCCGGTAGGGGAAGGCGTCCAGCCGCGCGTCCAGCACGTCGGCCACCTGGGTATACTGGCGTTCCATGTCCACCTGGTTGTAGTCGATGAGGCACACCAGATCCAGTCCCAGCTCCCGCAGGAAGCGGCCCCCGGTTTTGCCTTTGATGCTGGCGCGGGTGCGCTGGAGGAACAGGGCGGGCGTTCTGGTGCCCTGCTGGTTGGGGTTGTCGTAGAACGCCATCCCCGGCAGGGAGGGAGCCAGATAGTCCGCCAGGGAGCGGGTGAGGGCCTGCATGGTGAATCTCATTGCCCCAGCTCCTTTGTCAGCTTTTCCAGCTCCGCCTGTACTGTCTCGCCGTACTTGTCAAGGGCCTGGTCCGTGATGTGCAGGCCCTCCACGTAGGCAGACTTGACGCCTACCATCAGACCGCCCTTCCCGTCCAGATCCCGGGACAGCAGGCCCGTTTCCTCGTCAACGTAGAGGCCGGGGACGAAATGCCGGTCTACCCGGTGGCCGTCGTTGACATAGCTGGCATATTCCATATCGTTAGCCAGCACGGTGGTCAGGCTTTCCCCGGATACCTCCGGCACAGTCTGGCTGTCCGTGGCCCAGTGCTGGGCCAGCTCGCCGGAAATCATGTTGACGCCCCGCAGCTCCCCGTGGGCGAAGGTGTTGGGGGGCGTCAGGGCCGCCGCCAGCTCCACCGCCCGGAGGGTCGCGCCCTCCGCGATGGAGGCAAGACGCTTTGGAATTTCCGGGGCCAGCTTCTCCAGCTCCGCCAGCCGTTTCCGCAGGCCGTCACCCAGGGCCATCCTCTGCCCCTCCCTTCAGATACTCCCGCTGGAGCAGCCCCGCCTCCTGGTGGGCCAGCCCCGGCAGCACCGCCCCGAAGGGCTCGTGGAACCGCACCGGCTCCCCGGCGAAGGCCCGCAGCGGCGGCCCCGGCTGTCCCAGTCCGCCGCCCCGGCGGATGAGCAGTTCGTCCCCCGCCCGCAGATCCACGGCGTTGCCACAGGCCAGCCTGTCCTCCCCCTCGCTGTGGGCGGCGGGGGCCTGCATCCGGGGACCGTGGACGCCGCTGCGGTACACCCGGCAGGGCACGTCCGCCGCCACCAGGACCCGCTCGTGCCGGGTCAGGCTCCCCTCCGGGACGGGGCGCACCCGGCGTATGTCCATCCGGTCGGTGTACCAGTCGGCGTAGTTCATAGCACGTAAGTCCCTCCCATACCCGCCAGCCGCGCCCGGGTGGCCAGCAGCTGGCCGTACTGGGTGGCGTTCAGATCGCCCCAGCCCGCCGTGGCCCGGGTGAGGGGATCGGTGTCGTAGCTCACCGAGCTGTCCCCCAGGCTGGCGGACTTCACCACCCCCACCAACGCGCCGGTGGCCGCCGCCTGGGCCGGGGTTCTGGAGCCCTCCGCGTAGGTGCGCAGGTACAGGGCGGCGTGGTGGGCGGCGTACAGCCCGCAGGCGTACCGCCAGCCCTCCCCCCACTTGTCCGGCTGGATGGCGGCGCGGGCCTGCCGGAGGAACTCCTCCAGCAGGGCGGGGGGGACCAGCGGGGCCCCGGGGCTGTCATTGGCGGGCGGGGTGTAGAACTGGGGGAAGTCCTCCCGGAACAGATCCTCTGTATATGGGCTGGCCCCGTGGCCCAGGTTGGCGGCGGCCTCCCGGACGCCGCGGAACTGCGGCCCGGTCATTCCGCGCCGTCCGTTCCGGGCTCGCCGGGATCAGCCGGGGCGGATTCGTCCCCCGGCTTTCGGTTCCGCTTCCGCCTGCCGTCCTCCTCCACGGCCTTGTCCCCGCTGCTGTGGGAGAGGATCACCTTGCCGTCCGCCGCCAGCGCCGCCAGATAGGCGGACTTCTCCGCCCAGGCGGGGAGGGTCCCCATCCAGCCCCGGGGCATATGGAACCGCTCCCCATCGGGGCCGGGGAGGATAATGTTGCGGTTGGATAGGATAAACATGGCCGCGCCCCCCTTAAATGCCGTCGAAGTAGCCCATGGTCTGAGGATAGAACAGCTCCACCTCGGAGATATTGGCGGCGTAGGCCGTGTCGTAGCAGAACTCCGCCGCGTTGGGCTGGGACATCACCCGGGCCCGGGGGACCAGC